GGTTTCATTTTTCCGTATTCGTCTTTGATAAGGTATTCTGTAGGTTCTTCTAATTCAGGTGGGACTAAATTTTTATGTACATAAAACTTATGATCAAAGTTATCTTTAAACCATGCAACTACATTATCGGCAACATGCTCTGCCCATGGCCGTGTTTTCCATAAACGTATTTGTGTATTAATATGTATTTCTGTAGTTGAACTTACGTTTTTACATATTAAATATGCAAGCAATGCACTGTCAGCACCGCCACTAAGACTAATGCCAATACGTTTCCAATCAGGATTTAAGTATAGTTCCATGTAAGTATTTACTGTATGCTAGATGTAACTGACTTATTCGTGATTCATTATATTTTCGTAATGTATTATATTTGTAAGACTTATTAAATGTCGTACATTTTCCACTTCTTTTCTATCATACAATATAGATGTAAATGGATATACATTAGATTCTAACATATTACTAGTATGTAATATAGAACCACCTGGTAACTTATCAAATAGTATTTTAGGTTCTTTAATGAGATCAATATGCACAAACTCTTTTTCTAAATCTTTAAACTTTTGCCAGTTATCAAAAACTATTTCTTTTGTATCTTTATTAAATTTTCCTGCATCACTAATATCTAAATCTGTATTAGGTTCTGTTTTTAAATTATTTTCATTACAGTATGCTAATGCAAATTCTAAATAGTTTTCACCGTTCCAGTTACTATACAAGTATTGTTTAAAGTCTAAGTTATTTTTATTAATATCGTAAAATATTATTTTTGAAGCGTTGTTATAATGAGCTGTAATTTCACCTAAGAAGCCTGTTGTTGGTACAGCAACAGTATGTGCATTATTATTTTGTATAGTGGGATCCCAACTCCATATGTTTACAAAATTATATTTTCTATAATCTAAAACAGCGTTGATATATAATTCTTGAGAGTCGTCTAGGCCAGGAAGTATTTTAAACTCTTTGTGTGCTTGTTCAAATACTTCTGTAGACTTATTGGGATATACATAACCTCTTACTGGTATACCGTTTTTTACAAAATCACTATTTCCTCCGTACCTCCAGTCATCGTCAAAATTTCTTACTTTAAGTCCTTCTTTTAATGTTTTTAAAATTAATTTTGTTCCCCATCCTGCACTTTGTTCTGTTATAGGAATATCTAGAAATACTTCAACTGGTGCGTAATTTCCATGCATACTTCTCTTAGATCTAGATACCTTATGATCAGTTATCCAACCTGGTGATAAATCTAAGTCTTCTAATAGTGTAGATCTAACAATAAAGAATTGTTCATGTAGATATGGAAGATCGTCACCCTCGTATTGTAATAAATTTCCAAGTAGTCCAACATCATCTGGTATAGTGGTTAATTTTTTCCAAAAATGATCCCTATCCATAATGACATTTCCAGCACCAACTATAACTAAAAACTCAGCTTTATTTTTATAATGCTTAATGTCTTTGTAGGTTTGTACTTCATACACTTGAACGTTTTCTATATTAGCAACATTAACAAATGCTTGTGTAACTTCAAGTAGTTTGTTATTCAGCCATTTACTTTTAGAAAAGCTCGGTACTATAATGAAAGCTACCTTTTCCATTTTGTCCTTTTAATGATCTCTTTAATAGTTTTAAATATTCTGGTGTGCTATCGTAATGGTGTATAATTAAATGATATCTATCTTCTTGACTAGGATTGACTACGCTATGTACATATCCTAAGTTCATTGCATATACATCGCCTGGTTTAAATTCTAAAGTTTCTCCGTCTTGCCATTTCCATACACAATCTTTAGGATTAGTTATAGCAATGTTGACAGCACCTAGTACACTGTGTTCTGTGTCTTTATGTGGCTCAATAATTCCACCTGCTTCTAGCAACATTAATCTTGTGCGAGCATAACTATTGCTTGGATATACTTCTTGTAACCATTTAGTAGTTACTGGGCATAGTTCTGCTATTTCTGTCCATTGCATATCTGGCGCAGCTTCTCTTGCATCTTTATAACCGTATACATTCCATGCATATGGTTCTGTGCTTGATTTGCCTACTATTGGTAAACTTGCCCAACCTTGCGTTTTATAAGTTGATCTGTATTCTATAAATTTATTTTTTAAATTTACAATTTCGTCATACGCTTCGTCGTGTGGAAAACTGATATTTAATTTAAGATATTTTAAATCACTTATTAGATATTCACGACCTTCAAACATAAAAGTATTTATTGGTAAATATTTGTATGATTAAAGGAATTGGCAATAACCCGTATATCGACTTGGACGAACATCTTGATGTAGAAGGATTCACTTCTCTACATCCTGAAATATGTAGAGGCTTTGCTGAAGCAAGAGATTATGCTAAAGAAGGTACTTGGATAGTTCCGGGTTTTGATGTTTCAAAAACTAGTTACATTATGGACTGGAAACCAATATACCAAGCATTTGAAGAATATCAAAACTTGCCAGATACTGACCCTATAAAGATTGAAGGTAATAAAATTTACCCTAATGATTTTAAAGATTATAAACAACGAAATCTTTTTACTAGATATTTAAAAACAGCATTAAGTGCAAACGATCCATATGTTTATTATTTTCTTTGGGAAGAAGGAGATTGGAACGAGCGTAATGCAACTAGAGAACCAACTGACATACAAAAGTTCTTTCCTGGTGTTACTAACTGGGTTGAAAATTTAATACAAGAAAATATTATAAGTCGTATTGGCAGAGTTATATTTTTCGTATGCGATCATAATGGTCGTGCGTTTGAACACAGAGATCTTATTCTAAATCAAGACGGGAGTCTTCCAGACTATACTCCACACAATAACGAGTTTATTCATATACGTCCAAGAACAAAACGAGGATTTTATATATGGGATCCCGACGCAGAAAGAAAAGTTTATATAAACAGTCAATCAGCTTTTTGGAACGACCAAGATTGGCACGGCGGTGAAAATAGTACTGAACAAGAATATGGTATGAGAGTTGATTGTGTTTTTACTGACGAATTCCGTAAAAAAATAGGAATTGATCACATTGAAGAATATTAAAACTGGAGTTGATTTTGTAGGAAACTGTACAACAGTGGACTGGGATAATTTAATAAAAGATTTAGAAAATCATGTACCACGTTTGAGACCACCTACTAAGTCAAGTAACACTTTAACTGAAATAGAAAATTTGTGGAATGAAGTAGGGTACAAAGGAAAACCAGACGGCGGCACAGCAGAATGGCAAATGTATGATGCCGGAGAATGTTTTGACAAAAGTATTGTAGATACAATAATAGAATTTGCAGAAATACCACATTATACGTATGCTTGGATAAGCAAAATTATGCCAGGATATTGTGCGCCACCACATTTTGATGTAATGAAATCAGATAAAACAATTCACAGGATGCACGTATATCCAGTAGATGCACAAATGGGTCATGTATTTTATGTAGGTGATCAATATATAACAGATTATAAGAAAGGCGATGTGTATGTTTGGAGAGATCCACTAGCATGGCATGCTGGTATGAATTGCGGACTTGCTCCTAAATATATGTTGAATATATACTAACATGATTACAGATCTTAATATCAAAGTTGATACAGCACTAATACAATTAGCATTAGATAATATGCCAAGCGATGATTTTAGGTTAACTCTAAATTATCCATCAGGAAACTTTTTCTATGATCCTTGGATAATTAAAGACGAATTTAAAAATACTCCGTGGAGTCAATTACTAGATATGTTGCCTTTTGAATTAGGCGAAGCACGTATAGTAAATTTAGCCCCTGCCCAAGCATATGCAGCCCATGCTGATATTGATAATAGATGGCACCTTGCGTTAACACAACAAAACAGTTTTTTAATTAATTTAGATAATAAAACAATGCATGAGTGTGAAATAGGATCTTGGCATTCTATGGACGCTGGAGTAATGCACACAGCATCAAACTTTGGATCTATAGGAAGAATACATTTATTAGTAAGACAGTTACTAACTAATAGTCAATTAAAAAATCCAACTACATATACAATTACAGCTGACACAACAAAGTCAGTTTACCATAGGTATATATTTGATGAAGTTTACAGCCCGCTATTAAACAAATTAAATGTTAATAAACAATTAGCAAACTTTGTTAAAAATGAATTAAGTGTGTCGTTTGATACTGAAGAACATATAATACTACCTAAAAATGAAAACTTTATAATAACATGAAAATAGTAATTACAGGACATACACAAGGTATAGGGCAACAGTTATACTACCATTGGAAAGAACAAGAACACGAAGTAGTTGGTCTTTCTAGATCTACAGGACATGATTTTGAAGTTCATCTTGAAGAAATTAAACAAGAAATACAATCTGCAGACTTATTTGTTAATAATGCAAATATAGGAGATTCGCAATTACAATTAATTGAATCTACGCTAAACACAGTTCCTATGATGATTGTAATAGGTAACGGGTTACATCACTATACTGAATACGGCACATTTGATTATATTGAACACAAGCAGAAACTATTTAACTCATGTAAAAAAAGTATTGCAAGTGTTAACAACAGTACAAAAATATTGCATCTTGGATTAACGTTTTTACCTAATACAAATGTAGATCAAGAAAATTATATCTCTTGGAAACAAATGTTTAGAGTAATTGACGAGTGGATTGACAATCCAGTCTTTTGGGATATTAGTTATAATTGGAAAGCTACAGATTCAATTACAACTAAGCTAAAAAAGATGATACCTAATTTAAAAGATATCTCTTAGTTTGTCCATAAATTCTTTTGGATAATTCGATTGAAAACTATCTATAATAATATTATTAAACGTTGCTAATGGAATCTTTTGATCAAAGTCTGTAATTGAATACTTGTCTAGTAGCGGTTGCGCAGATTCAAATCGATCATCACTTACATGACTACGTATTTGATTTATAGTTATATACTCTTCCGATGCAGCGTGACAGAAAAAGTAATTAATACTTTTTAACTTTCCATCAACTATAAAGTAACTGCTAGGATGCACACTAAACTTATAAAAGTTATTGTCCCTATAAATTTTAAACAGCTCTAATAATTGTTCTTGCCAGTCTGGCAATAGCTCGTCAAACGTACAGTTTTTATCATAGTGCTGTTGCCAAAAGTCATCACCGTCAATTCTTAAAAATATTTTTCTTTTTTCTAAATCTATATCTAAAACTTCCGGAACATAATTAGGATAATTTTCTGACATGAATATTAAGTACTCAACTTCTCTATTCCATTTGTTTTCCATTATAGCTGGATCAGTAACTTTATTCATTCCGGAATGGTAGTCTGTATCATTATAATACCATTTGCAAAACACAGTTTTTTCATCGTTAATAAGGCTAGTATAAATTAGATTATTTCGTACTAGGCCTTTTTCAGGTATATTGTTATAATAGTAGTTCATACTATTATTTAATCAAAACATATACACAATACAATAGTTGTGAATGATAGTCGTAAAAAAACCCCTACTATAATTATATAGTAGAGGTTATAAATTAATTAATGTTAAACTTAGTTTAAGTCAACCCATCCAGTAGTTGTACCGTCGTTGTTAACTTGAAGTTTGTTAGTATCTTGTAAGTATATTACCATTCCTGCTTCAACAACACTTGAAGGTATTGCAGTATCTCTTGCAGATGCATTAGCAAATGGAGTATGTTTTACTACTGGAGCTGCTAAATGATGTCTTGAGTTTACAGAAACTTCTGCGGTAAAATTACCATCATAGTCTTGAACACCTAATAGTATTTTTCCTGGTAAATCATTAGTTCCGGTTACTACGTCAACTTCACCTGTAATAATAACTTTCGGAACAAATCCGCCATCGCCTAAACCGCTTATAGCATATGCACCCATTAAGTCGCCTACTTGGACATTAGTCTCGCCTGCTCTACTACCTTGTACAGTATTAAACGGCATATTGTTAGTTGTATTATCAACGCCTATTTTATTTGTTGTAACAGTATTAGCATTGATTACAACGCCAGTTAAACCTTCTTGACCTATATTAATTAATGGCGTAGTTGATTCTACTGTATCGCCATTTAATGTTAGTGTTCCGTTACTAATTCTAAACTGATCTGAATCAACAAATATAGTAGTTGAATCGTCACTAAGTACTGAACCACTAAGGTCACCTTCTAAGTTAGTTGCTGTTAAAGTGTCTGTAGTTGAATTATAAATTGTACTACTATTAGCTTCATTAACAATACTTCCTTGTAGTGCAATTGACTCTACAGTAAGTTGTTGATCAATAGTTGCGCCGCCTGTATAAACATGTTGCCATTGGCGGTTTTCAGTACCTAATGTATATGCTTGTGTTTGTGCTGGACGTAAACTAGAGTTAATAACTCCGCCTACTGTAATACTATCATCGTCTGCATCACCTAATCCAATGTTACCGGTTGCTGTAATAGTACCATCAATATTAATATTACCTACGCCAGTAATGTTATTACTGTTAAGATCTAAATCCCCACCTAGTTGTGGAGTAAGGTCGTTAACTAAGTTGTTTGCTAATGGCCCAACTAATATTCCGCCAACAGCTGCACCATCTCCAACATAAAGTTGTTTAGTGTCTGTTGCATATATTAATTCACCCTGTAACGGGGTTATTAGCTGTCTTTCAGCTTCGGTGCCGCGTCTTAATCTTAAAGCCATGTAAATACTCCTGGTATCGTTCTTATAATGTATTTATGCCAAACACAAAAAGTTACTTTCGTTTTTTCATAAACAAGCGTGTACGATCTTGAATATCCTTTTTTAATCGTACTGTATCTAACCTAAAATCTACATTATCAATTACGTTATCATATTGTCGAAACAACTCTTCTAGAGTAGATTCCACATTTTGTTCTGCTGTTTGCCGCCTGGATTTTGCAATGTCAATCTCCCAAACTTTACCATCTTTAAAAGATACAAGAACTGAATGAAGATATTCTAATGGAACAACTTCAATGTCTATATCTTTAAAGACTTCAGGCCAATGATCAATTACTCGATCTGGCAGACGGGAATCAGGCGGTGACTTTTTAGGCACTCGACTTAGTAGTCTTCTTTTTGGCTGTCGCTTTTTTAGTTGGTGCCAGCTCTTCTGCTTGCTTACGCAATGTTTGTGCTTCTTTAAATAATGAGTCAGCTTGTGAACGATACTGTGCTGCTAACTGGTCGTCAGTCAATACACCATCATCTGATGCTTGTACAGCCGGCTCTGCTACTGGGTCAGAAATTTCGTTAACTGAAGCTACTGGTTGTGTTTGTGCGCTCTTATCTTTAACAGCAAGGTCTTCAACACTAATACCTTTTTGCTGTGCAATAATTACATTCAGTTCATTAAGCATAATTGTAGTTTTAAGATCTGGAGTCATTTCTACTGTATCAGTAGGCACTTTAACCATCTTACCTGTTTTATGCAAACGTGCAAGCATGTTACTACCGTCTGACAGTCTCGAACGTGCCATAACATCAGCAAGTTCTTCTGCTGTTTGACCACTGTTAGATTCTACTAATTTCATTAGTGAATCGTGATCAGCTGCTTCTAGGTTTTCTGTAGTTACTACAATAGCACTATCAGCGTCTCCTGGAACAGTTCTGTATGCAACAATTACTTTTCGTTGATTGCTTTTAATTCTACCTACGTGTTTAAGCATAGTTATTCTCCTGCTGGTTCTGCAGCTTCGGCACCTTCAGGCTGTGCTTGTTGTTGTGCTTGTACTGCATTAAGAAATGATTCTAATTTATTGTACACTTGGCCAATAGTAACCATTTCGTTTGGTTTGAATGCACCGCGTTGACTTGCAACATCGATGATACTTTTTAAAGCGCCGAGGTCGTTAATAGTTAACTCCTGTGCCGGTGCTTCTGTTTTATTTTCTTCGCTCATTGTATACTCCTATATTTTATATTATGTGCGTTACTATATTTACTAGTATTTCAAATGTGGACATGCCAAAGTGAAATAAGAAAGTTCTTTAGGGTCTTCAAATCCTACTTTAATACAGGTATTAATAGCATTACCTTTATTCTGACTGTTAATGGATAAGGATTTACCAACATAAAATCGACCCTTTAGGTGCTCTTCAATCCATTTTGATAAAGCATCTTCAATATTATATGTCATGGGTATAACGATAAACTCAAAATGCGCAGCTGGCACTTTGAGCTTTCGTAAATCAAAAAAGTTTAATGCGTTAGGCTCTTTTAGCTTCAATGCATTACCTCATAATGTGCTGTTTGACCAAATGGTGCTTGTAAGTTCTTATCATGGTGACTGTGAATAACAAATACTGTGTCACAGTAATCTTCGTCACCCCAGCTATCCCAAGCATAACCGTCTGTGAACATTAAAAACTTCTTAGGCTGAATATCATGTTCTTTCATGTATTTCCAATTAGCCATAAAGTCTGTACCGCCGCCACCGATTATTTCGTAATCAGTAATCTCACGTCCGTCGTCAGCTGTAAAGTCATCTTCTCCGTATACTTCAGTATCGAAGCACCAAATTTTAATATTGTAATCTTTGTATTCGTCCATAATGCCTTTGACTTCGCCTAAGAAATCTTCAGCTTGTTTATTACCAATTGAACCACTCATGTCAATTGCGATACAAATATCAATTGTTTGATCAAAGTTCATACCTGGCAAAATAGCACCAGTCATTTGACCTTTACGTGATGGACGACTAAATGAATAATCACTTTTAATAGTTGATTGAATCTGTTGCTGTAACAGTTCACGCCAGTTCATTTTAGGCTCTGTTAACTGTTTAATCATACGTTGCACACCTGCAGGAGTATTTCCTGCACCTGCACTTTGTGCGGCGTTAATAGTAGCTTCTTTTATTTCATCTTTGATCTTTTTAATTTCATCTTTAGAAAACTTAGGCTTAGTCTTACTAACACCGTTTCCGTTTACGTCTTTTTCTTCGCCAGCATCTCCGCCATTGCCGTCGGAATCATCTCCGTCCATGTCAAGATGTTCGTCTAGCATCTCGCCCATTTCTTCAAGTTGTTTCATAAACTCTTCGCCGTTCTTCTTTGCTTCTTCAAACAAATCATCGTATACAGCTTCTGAAGTCCATTCTTCATACTTAAAGTCTTGGTAGCAATCTACAATGCTGGGAATATCACCAATACGGTCACGTACTAGTGTATTGTTTACAATATAATCAGCGGCAATGTTGTAAAGTTTAGGGTTACGATCACCTCTTCGACCTAAGTGATCAAATACCATATGTAAAATTTCGTGTGCAATAACAAATTCAATTTCTTTGTTAGTCATTGCATTAAAGAATTGTGTATTGTAGTACAAGTTACGACCGTCTACAGCGGCTGTGGGTAACCACTCATCTGCAGCTAAGATCTTCAAACGTGTAGCCATGTTACCAAAGAATGGATGACGTAATAACAAACCTACTCGTGCAATAATGATACGATCGTATACTTCTACACGCATATCATCTAGTTGTTCGGGTGTAATATTTGGATCAGGTTGCCAGTTTTTTAATGTACTTGCAGTTTTTTCTGTAGACATTTGCATTGCTACATACTGTGGTAAAAAATCTAACATATTGCGCCTCTCATTTTTTTAACTTGTACATATATTATAGCATCTATAATACATTTGTCAAGAGAAAAGTGAGCTCCGAAGAGCCCACTTTTTGTACATTTATGCTTGTTGAGCTGCATTAATATACTTACCATAACGCTCATGGAATTCATCAAAGCATTCCACTTCGTCTGGATCAATGGGCAATTGATACTGTGTAAGAGCAAGTTTGATGCCCATTACAACTAATTCAGTATCAAAATTATCCATTGCAAAGCGCAGGAAGTTGTTAACTTTAGTATCAAACTTTTTATCATTATTGTCTGATGCTTCTTTTAACTCGTAGCAAAGAGATACAGTTAAGGAATACATAGCACTGATTTCTTTAGTACGCATCTCTTTTACTTTTCCTGCTAAGATTTCAGTTGGATTAGGCATACTCGACGCAACTTTGCGATGAGCCATAAACTTGACAGCCAAGCCTTCACCAACTGCACCACTAACTAAGTCAGTAGTAGTGTTTTCATCCAATTCGTCTTCTAGCAATTCACTTACAAACGACCAGCTACGTGGTGTTGCAAATGAACGACTTGGTGACTTTGGATCGAAATCGTATAAGTCTTTCTTACTAAAAGTAAGGAAGCCTACAACATCTTTATGGATGTTATTGCTTACACTCCACTGGAACCAGTCATCAAAGTTAACAGCAAGTTCTAAGTGGATAAAACGGTTTGCTAACGGAGCAGGCATTCTGTAAGTAACACCTTTGTCAGCTTCACGGTTACCTGCCGCAACAATCATTACGTTGTCTGGCAGTTTATATTGTCCTACACGACGGTTAAGAATGAGCTGGTAAGCAGCTGCTTGTACGCTAGGTGCCGCTGAGTTCATTTCGTCTAAGAACAATACAATGTTATCGTATTGTGCCGCAAATTCTTCTGTTGGAAGTTCGCTTGGCGCACCCCAAACCATTGTACCTGAGTTTGAGTCAAAGTACGGAATACCTTTAATATCTGTAGGTTCCCAAAGTGAAAGTCGAATATCAATCAAGTGTGATTTTGTAAAACCGTCTGTAATTTGTTTTACAATATCAGACTTACCAATGCCTGGAGGTCCCCAAAGGAAAATCGGACGCTTCTTTGAAAGAGCGTGTTTAATCGAAGCCTTTGCGCCGTTCGGGCTAACTGTACGTGTTGCAGTATCCATAGTGTATTCCTCTTGTATGTTATCAGTGCTAATTTCTAACTATACATATAGTATACACTCTTACAAGTAAATGTCAACCACTTTTTTAATTATTTTTGTCTTTTCATTGCTTTTGTTAGACCGTACTTGCGTATGTCACCTGAGAAAAGATGTAGTTCTAACGCTTTCTTTTCGTCCGTAACAGTTATACTTCTGCGCCCCATGTAGTATGGACAGTTGATAAACTTATCTAAAAAGATAATAGTTTGTGTTGTTATCTCAAAGTCCTTTGGATAAGGTACATCGTATGTCGATAATTGTAAGTCTTCTACAACAATACGAAGTCCTTCATCGGTCAATCGCAATCCACCTTCGTCTTTTACACGAGTGTTTTGCCACCATTGAGGCATATATTCTTTAAGAGTAGCTTCAGTAACTGCTATATTTAAACTCTTTAAGAATATCTTTGTGTAAGTGTCTTTCCAGTTCATTGTTCGTCAAAAACTAATTCGCCTTGAGTTAACTTCATAACAGTAAACTCATCGCAATTAAACATTTCATTTAGTTTTGATGCAAGATTGTGTGCATGTCCAGGATTGGAGAAACTTACTTTTTTATACTTTGGCCCGGGATAGTTTGTGAGTGCATTTGCACTTTTTAGGTTAAAAGGTTTACCTTGATAGAACACTGCCCAAATTGCCTCAGCCAGGAGCACTTGCTCACTCTTATAGGTCTTCTTATCAATGTTTTCTAATAACACAGTTGGTTTTGGTCTGCTCATACGTAATTCCTTTAATTAACTACGTATATATTTATCTTTTTTTAGTTATATATGTACTTAACTAATAGCAACACCAACCAGTAATAATGTATTTTGTTTCTGTAGGAGCAGGTACTCCGTGATGATAGTGTGTCCACCCAGCAGGCCAAATAACAGTAAGTCCGGCATTACTAGGTGTAATAACATCTTGTTGAGTAAACATAGTTCCGCCACCGTCTTCAATAGTAGTAAGGTATGTCATATAAGATAAGTGCCGTTGTGCATTTTCAGGGTATCCGTCATTTTCACAATGTGCTACACTATACGAGTCATTAGGTTTGTATACTTGAATTCTTGGCCTAGTAAATCCCCAGGGCTTGATATGTTGTACTGACTTAGGATATTTGTGTGTATAGTGCTGTATAGTATTAATAAGTTGTTCGCAATATTCTTCACATAAGTCATTGTCAAACTCACCGAGATCTGACCACGAATATTGTCTAGGTTCGTCATAAGAAAAACTAGTTGAATCTTGGTCGTATTTGTCAACTATACGCTGACAAAGGTTAGTACTAGTATACCAACCTCCTATAAAATCATTAGTTAAAAGCTCATGTTCTACCAACTTTGGCCGCCATCTAGCTGTACTTGTACAACATTATCTTCTTCTGTTTTCTTTAACAACAGGGCCTCTAAGTCTCCGTTTAAGCGTGTCATAACTTCGCCTAGTGTAAACGCTAGTCTTTTAGCTGTTTGAATATCTATTTTAAGTTCTCTTGTATTAGAAGCATCAGCACCTTTTACAGCATTAATAAACTGTTGTATTGGTAGTGTGTTTAATTGATTATCTTCCATGGTGTCTCCTTTATTGTATAAAAAACATTTGATTTAGTCTGTATAAGTCATCTATATATTTTCCCGGTTTCATATAAGGATGATGATATAAACGTGAACTGTATAAAATAAATCTATTGTATTTCATTTCTGCTAGATACTCTAGTTTCCAGTCTCCGACGCTATCTGTTACAAACTCGTTATGCGGTTCTGTATCAGTCTTTGACTTGCGTAGCTCACTTCCATTTCCTGTAAACTTGTTGTCAAAAGAATAAAAGCCAGTACCGCCTTCGCACTCTTCTGGAGTGTTTAGGAATACAGTACCTGCAAATGCATTTGGATCAATATGATCAACATGCGGCACTCTTGCTTTAACCCATTGGTCCTGCATAACATTAACTATAAATGTTGCGTTTGCTAACTTTTGATTAAGATGTTGTTCGGGCATCTTACTCCAAGTACTAGGCCATACTTCTTTAATCAAATGATCAAACACTGGACCAAAGTGTGCTAGTGAGAATATTGAATCTATTCTACCACCTGGAAAGTTATTTACTAACGATGACGAATTAAAACATGGAGGTATGTCTAATGCTAGTTGTCTAACAGCATCAGGGTTAGCATATAAGTCGTCTATTATTACTATAGGCCATTCACCTACTGATCCTAATCTAGTTACAGACATTTTTAGATCAGGATTAAGTTTAAATGTTTCTAACTCATCTATGATCTTTTTATGCACTTAGTACCTCTGGAATAAATTTAGTTGCTATAAGTTTATGTGCTTCTACATTGTAATGCACTTCGTCTTGTAGCATAGTAGCTATATCTATATTTAAGTTATCTTTAATCCATGTTTCTGCCGATGTAGTAAACAACTTTGTTTGCGTTAATGGCATAAACGATTCTAATATATTAGGTAATTCTACATGGTCATTTATGCGCCATATGTATAGCGGAATGTCTAGTGTTTTACACATACTATCAATAAGTGCAATATCCTTACAATATTGTTCGTATACTAAATGAGTTAATACTTGATGATGTACTACAGTATTATAAAACTCTTGGGTATCTCCGGGCCATTCATTTGGTGTCCAGTGTTGTGGCCACTTTTGATTTCCACTAACTAAGTTTGCGCCGTTAAACTTAACTTTGTCACTCCATTCGACTATGCTATAATCTACGGTAGAAAAATCAGTATGTAGTACAAAGTTTTCCTGTTCTTCGTGTGTCGCTAAAAAATAGTCATTAGGTAGTTGGGTAAATCCAAGTTCGTTTGAATGGCCCATTTTCCATCGATCCCAGTGTGTTGTTTGTATTACTACTTTGTCAATGTCTATATACTTTTTAAGCATACTAGATATCCATCGAGGATATACTGAGTTAGGACAACCAGGATCAGCATAAACTACACAAGGTCCAATCTCTTGTGAATAGATTCTTCCGTAACAGTTGTCTGAACCAAAATTAGGTTCGTCTATTTTATGTGCCCAGTAGCCAGCCGAATGGCTGTCGCCAACAAATAAAGTTCTACCTGGCATTTGCGCGACTCAGTTGCTGACGCATTTCTAAATCGGTTTTGAACGGACCTTCAGTTTCATAACGTTCAACAGTAATAAGTTTAGGGCAAAAACTCTTTACCCAACCCTTGTCAAACCTAATAATAAAATAACCTGCACAGTACAAGCTCTTAGACTTTTTACTTTTTGTAAACAATGCAAGACGTTGCTTAACATCAAACATTGGATTATACGGAGCGCAACTAGTGCTGAATCCATAAATTTCAAATGCTTTTGGCTTACTTTCAACTGGTTCTATTGGAGACCATGTAATGTCAGCATTTAAGTTTTTAGTTAGTGCTTTAATATTTTTATAGAATCTAGTACCTGTAGTATTGCTTGAATACAATAGTTGACTATCGTCGCCTATGCTTAGTGTAGCAACTTTTTCACCTTCGCTCTCGACAATCCAAAACTTGTCTTTTAGAATCTCTTTTGCACTTAATCTTTCTGTCATATTATGCTCCTTGATATTTTGCTTGCAAAGGCGGCGCAAAGTATTGTGCTTGATCTGCAACTCGTTGCATGTCCCACTTAGCACAAAACTTCATAAGACGCATACCTACTTGTGTAACGTCTTTAGGCTCTACTTCTGCAATAGTAGTATTAATTATCTCTCTAATGTCTGCAGGCTGTGCGGATAAATCACACAGTACAACATTACGAGTGTAGTCATCTAGTACACGATGTTCATCACCATTATGATCAGTCCAACGCTGTAGCATCATGTTATTCCAGTTGTAGCCTTTTGTAGTCTTATCTTCGTATGCTTCAATAAGACCAACTTTGTTCTTAGTACCTTTCTTACGTACACCAGGATAAGCACTAAACACGTTATCACTAGTGTCGCCACGCATACACTTCTCAAACAACATAAAGTCGGGATTAGGCGCAGGCTTAGGTTCTTTAGTCTTCTTGTCAATTACACGATCGCCTTTATCTGTAAAGTAACCTTCGTGTGTAATTGTAGTGTTACTAACACCATTATACTGTTTACAGTTAGGTGCAATAAGTTGTGCAAAGTCGCCGTCAGTACTAATAATAACATGATTGTCATTAGGGTGTGCTTGTACCCAACCAGCAATAAGATCATCTGCTTCTAGTTGCGGATGACGCATTACAGTACAGTTAGTCTTGTCTGTAACAAAGTTCTTAAACTCGTCAAAGATCTCCCAAAACGCTGTATCTTCTTCTTGCTCACGTTGTGTAAGTGCATCACGTGCAACTTGTCTGTTACGCTTGTAAGGTTCATAATAGTCCTTGCGCCAGCTACGACCTTCTAAACAGAATACAACATGATCAGCATCAAAGTCATTCCATGCTTTCTTAACACTGTTAAGTGTAATGTGTAGTGCCATACCTACTTTAGTATCTAAATCGCCACGTACTACGTGCCGAGCTCTAAAGAACGTGTTAGCTGTATCTACTAATACATAAGTTGCCATATTATGAACACCCCGATATACATAATGAGAATAAGTCGCCATTCTGTATGAACGCGACAAGTAATGTAATGCCTAATAACTCTATCATAGTTTTGCCTTTGTGTTAATTATAGTACTATTATAACACCAGATCTGGCTGTTGTCAATCATTAAGATACTTCACTTTTGCCTTTGTCAATAGGTACAACATTAATATATCCTGCACCTCTTGACGTATCCATACCTTCTTCTTCAAGCATGTTATACACGATATCTCTAAACCATCTATCTACGATATCTTCTTCAGGGTCGCCTTCTTCACCATAGCCATTTAGCATTAGCTCTTTAATAAAGTATTTGTTCCAATCGAGCTCAAAGAATCCGTTTCGAATGTTTTCTTTGTTCACTTGCATGTCAAGTACATTAACCCAGGCTTCTTTTTTCTTTGTAGCATATGCCTTAGGATCTTTCTTTTTAAGAAGAGCCATTTCTTCTTTTTCAATACGTGCTGCTTCTTTAGCTAGAGCTTCTTCCTTAGCAGTAACTCCTGCTAAATCTTTTATTTTTTTATTCCACCATCCCATAATTACCATCCTGCCTTTCTAATTGCTTCTGAAGGATCTTTAATAGGAGCCTCCATTGCTTTTTTGTGTTGTGCGTTTTTATACATTTTTAAGTTATCAAGTTCCCCAGGCATTTCCGAATAAGCTGATATGGAGTCTGGGGGTAAATCGCCATCCTTTTTCCATACACGCATCGGCAACGTCTTTAACATTAAGAGCGTACTCTTCACTACGTCCGCCAAGCGGCATAAGGTATACCGGACATTGTACCCCGGCACTTCTGTAAGCGTCCACAGCTCTTTCAACTTCTTCAAAGTCGTCTTGAGTAGCGACAACAAACTTGAGATAAAGTTCACTATCACTAACATGGCTATACTCACGAGCCACATCAGGCTTAATAGCAGTTTCCCAAGGTTCTCCGCTAACACTAAGTTTTGGGGAACAACTCCAAGTGACTTCAAATCTATCTTGATCATTGAGATAATTGAAGAACTCGTCGTGTAAAGATTGTGTAGTGTTTGTTTCAAATGTAACATTTTTTAAGTCTCGCATACGTGGGTGTTCAAATAGTTCTACATACAGTCTTTGCCATGCAAGCAAAGGTTCTCCACCCGTTAATATCAAATGAACATCCTGTCCATTCTCCTGTACCCACTTTCCGTTAGGAGTGAGTGAAAGCAAATGTTCGACTACATCATCAACTTCTGCTTGTTTGTTAAAGTGTTTAAACTCAGGATAGATACTTGCATACGTATCACATCCTGTATGTATAATAGGTAAGTCTTCAAACTTCTCAGTTGTTTCGTGTACCTTTGCATCAATAAGATCTTTCACTTCTGCATTATATCTGATACCGTCTGCATGTAGTTCTGTACGATTACGTTTTTCGTTAGTACCAAAATTCATGCAACGAAAGTTACAACCGAATGTGCGTAGGAATACACTAGGTACTCCTACAAACTTGCCTTCGCCTTGTACGCTATAAAACGCTTCTGAATATCTAAGTTTCATTAGCAACTAAACTCCTGTTGTAGTTTAATGTTATCAAAGAACTCTTTCTTTGTACCTGCGTCATCTTTAAATGCACCACGTAGTACTGTAGTTTGTGTTAAACTACTGTGTGCCATAATACCGCGATTCTCACAACAACCATGTGTTGCTTGAATATAAACACCTAAGTGTTCTGCACTAGTTGCGTCTTGGATCTCTCTAGCAATATCATTTGCAAGTTCTTCTTGTAGTGTTCCACGTCTAGCACACCATTGTGCAATACGTGTGTATTTACTAAGCCCAATTAATTTGTCTGCGGCAATAATACCAATGTACGCAACACCGCTTACTGGCTGGTGATGATGCGAACACATGCTCTTTAGTTCCGAACGCACTACTAACATACCTTCATAGCGATC